GGTTATCAATTAAAAACTGCTAAAAGATCTTTAAATATTTTATTTTCTGAATGGGGAAATAGAGGTTTACATTTTTGGGAAGTAAAGAATCAAAGTGTAGCTTTAGCAGATGGTCAAGCAGTTTATACTTTTTTTAGATCACCATCTGATGGAACTTCAGACGGTATTTCAACTACTTTGTCTGCAGGTATAAATTCAAGTGTCTCAACCATTGGGGTTGCATCTGTTACTGGAATGCCAACAACAGGTGGAATTATAATTATTGGCAGCGAACAAATTACTTACTCAGGCATTTCATCATTAAATTTAACTGGATGTGTTAGAGGTGTTAATGGCAGCACAGCTGCAACTCACACTACTGGTGATGCAGTTTTACAGTTTCCAAATGGAATGACAGACATACAAGAATTAAATTTTAGAGATGCGTCTACAAATGTAGATACACCTATGACAAAAATTAGTAGATCGCAGTATCAAGGATTTTCTAACAAAACTTCAAAAGGTTTACCTACACAATATTGGGTTCAAAGATTTATAGACAAAGTTACTGTTACTTTGTACTTAACACCAGGTTCTTCACAAGCTGGTGATTTTATAAACTTTTATTATACAAAAAGAATTGATGATGTGGGTGCTTACACAAATGCAAGCGACGTGCCTTACAGATTTGTACCATGTATGATTGCAGGTTTATCTTATTATTTAGCTGTAAAATATGCACCACAAAGAGTTCAAGAGTTAAAATTATTATATGAAGATGAGTTGTTAAGAGCAGAAGATGAAGATGGTTCTTCTAACTCTACTTATATATCACCTAAAATATATTATCCGGGTATTGGCTAATGGATGAGTTAATTGAATTATTTAGAGGAGAAGCTCCTTCAAGATCTGAAATGGATTTTGGAGATAAAAGGGGAAAATATTTTACTCCGGACAAAAATTTTGCTAAATACATGGCTCGAGGAGGATCTCAAAAAGTTGGGGACCTTATTGGAGATTTAGGGGGAAAAGTAAAATCTTTAAAAATACCAGCATCAAAATATGCAGAACTTGGTGGAAATACTTTTGAGGTGCTTTTAGATGATGCTTCACTTAGTAAAGCAAAAACAAATTTATTTCAAACTTTTTTAGCTAGAGCAGGAAGTTTAACTCCTTTAGCAATAAAAGGTTTAAATATGTTGGCTAGTTTACCTGTTGCAACAGCAGCAATGGTATTACAGTCAACACCTGCAAATGCAGATGAGGCAAACATGAAATTAGAAGATTTTGCAAAATTAGCTGAAGGTAGCACTAACATAGATAAATCACTGCCTACAAAAAGAGGAGATATATAATGACTACTTTTTCTCAAGGTAAATATGCTTTAGCTATCTCCGATAGATCAGGCATGGCTTTTCCATATAACGAAATGGTTAGAGAATGGAATGGTGCCCTGGTCCATGTTTCAGAGTACGAGCCTAAACAACCACAATTAGATCCAAAACCTACAAGTGCAGACCCACAAGCTTTGCAAAGAGCAAGAACTGCAAGAACAGAATTTCCAACAGAAGATTTTTTAATAAATAATCCAATCACAACTGCAGCTGCTGATGCAACTGTTTCTATAGCTTTTGAGAATGGTGCTATGCAGGTAAATGATTTTGTTAGATTAAGAGATGTTAAATCTCCAGTGGGTGGTGTTGCAATAACTACTTTACAATTATCTACAACTTTAAATGGTGCAATTACAGATTCAGCTACTACAATTACTTTAGCTGATGGGTCAGCGTTTCCAACATCAGGTTTTATAGTTATTGAAAAAGTAAATGCAGTTTCAGGTTTATTTGAAAATGAAGTTATTGAATATACTGGAAGATCTTCAAATGATTTAACAGGGTGCACTAGAGGAACAAGCGCTCCCTACAGAGGAGTTAGTCCTGTTAATACAACGGCAGGCAGTCATGCGACAGGAGCAAAAGTATTTGGTGCATACAAAATAGCGACTCTTAATGAAACATCTTCACCAGCAGGATATAATGATAGCACAGGTAATCCAGCAACTACAACTACACAAACAGGTTTTACATTTGAGCTAGTTAGTAATGCTAGTAGCACAGAAACAGGAGGCGGTTTTCAGTGTACAATTGGACCGATAAATGATAGGGCTTAATTATGTCAGGAACAACATACGCAAATTTAACTACAGATATTAGAAATTACACTGAAGTAGATGATAGTGTTTTTACACAAGCTGTAATTAATAGATTTATTGAGGATGCTGAATTTAGAATATATCAAGAGCTACCCATGGATTCTAGTAGATATGTTTCTGAAGGCACTTTGGCTGCAAACGATAACACAATAAATAATCCCGGTAAAGGAAGTAAGGGTGCAACGGGTACATTGTTTATTAGGGGTGTTGAAGTTTTTAGTTCTACAGCAAATACTGAAGGAAATGGAACTTGGTTAGAGAAAAAAGATCAAACATATCTTTCAGAATATGTAGACAGAAAATTTGGTCCTTCTGGAAAAATACAAGCTCCCACAGATACAACTAATTCTGTTACAGGTTTTCCTAAATATTATGCTATGTTTGGAGGAGCTACGGGAGATTCTGATACTACCTCTGGAGGAATGTATATTGCTCCAACTCCTGATGCTAATTACAAATATAGAATATATTATAACATGGTACCTCTAGGATTATCTAGCTCAACAACATCTACATATTTAAGTAAATACTTTCCAAATGGGCTTTTATATGCTTGTTTGGTAGAAGCATATGCGTTTTTAAAAGGTCCAACGGATATGTTGACATACTACGAAAATAGATATAAAAATGCTATACAACAGTTTGCAGGTATGCAGCTAGGAAGACGAAGACGAGATGATTATACTGATGGAACAGTTAGAATACAAGTCAGATCACCGTCTCCGTAAATTGAGGAGAAAAAATTATGGCAATAACATCGGCAATATGTAACAGTTTTAAAACAGAAATTTTAAAAGCTGTACACAATTTTACAGCTTCGACTGGGAACACTTTTAACATCGCATTATACACAAGCTCTGCAACTTTAGGTGCAGGAACTACAGCTTATAGTTCATCAGACGAAATTACTAATACATCTGGATCAGCTTATTCTGCAAAAGGAAAAGCTTTAACAAGCGTCACACCTGTTTTAGATTCAACAACTGCGGTTTGTGATTTTGCCGACATCTCATGGACGTCTGCATCTTTTACAGCTAATGGTTGTTTAATTTTTAACGACACTGCAACAGGTGACCCTGCAGTTTGTGCAGTAGCTTTCGGAGGAGACAAAACAGTTTCTTCTGGAACATTCACGATTCAATTTCCAGCAGCGGCAGCAACAACAGCTATAGTTCGAATAGCATAAGGAGTAACTCCTTATGGCTAACACTTGGAATAAAGCCGGAACAACCTGGGGTTATAACTCTTGGGAATCTGATACCGTTACAGTTTCTTTAACAGGTCTTGGTCTTACAACATCATTAGGAACACCACTTGCTTTTCCTGAACAAGGATGGGGATCTGATACTTGGGGAATGGAAAACTGGGGCCAATCTGGTCTTGATGAAATCATAACAGCACCTAGTGCTTTAACCGCATCAGTAGGCACACCTACAATTACAGCCGAAGTTAATGTTGGTTGGGGACAAGATGGTTGGGGTGTTGAAAACTGGGGACAATCTGGTTTAAGAGTTATTGTAGATGTAGAGTCAAGTGGAGAATTAACTACCAACGTTGGTGCTTCTGGTTGGGGAGAAGTAAGTTGGGGCAATAATGGTTGGGGTACGTTTACGCTCAACCCTGCAGACGTACAAGGACTATCCGGACAAGCTTCAACAAGTTCTGTTGGATCACCTGATATCATTGTTGATTTTACTGGAACATTAACAGCACCTAGTGCTTTAACTTCTTCTGTGGGTTCAATATCTCCTACAGAAATGGCTATTGGATTAAGCAGTGCAGGAGTTGCAACAACTGCAGTAGGAGCGTTAGATCCAGCAGATGTAGTTGGGTTAACAGGTCTTTCTTTATCAACAGATGTTGGAGAAATAACTGTTGCGTCTGTAGAATTAATTGACGTTGATGGTGTTGGAGCTACAACTAGTGTTGGTTCAGTTATTATTGAAACAGCTTATTTAATATCTGGTCAAATTGCAACGTCTGCTGTGGGGTCAATATCTCCTACAGAAATGACTGTGGGATTAACTGGTGTAGAAGCTACAACCGCGATAGGAAGTGTATCTCCATTAGGTTATTTTAACATTGATATCACTGGAAATACAAGTTATAATGATATTGACATAACAGGTAATACATCTTATACAGATGTAGCTTAAAGCAGCATAGGAGAAAAAAAATTATGGCATCATCATATTCAGATCTTGGCCTAGAACTAATGGCAACTGGTGAAAACGCCGGTACTTGGGGTGATAAAACAAACGCAAACTTAAATCTTATTGAACAATTAACTGGTGGATATTTAGAAGTATCTATCGCAGGTGGTGCTCAAACTACAGCATTAGATATCGATAATGGAGCTCTTACAGGTAAAGCTCAAAACAGAGTAATAAAATTAACAGGTAGTATATCTGGAAACCAAATCGTAACTTTTCCAGTAAATACGGAAAACTTTTATTTTATAGATAACTCTACGACTGGTTCTTATACAGTACAATTAAAAGCAGCTTCAGGTTCTGGAGCAACTGTTACTCTTGCAACTGATGATAAAAGAACTCATATAATTTATTTAGATGGTGTTGCAACAAACACTGGAGTTTTTGATACAGGCTTAGGAGAAGGAGATGTAACTCTTACAGGAACACAAACTTTAACAAACAAAACTTTAACTTCACCTAAAATTGGGACAAAAATTGATGACACAAATGGAAATGAATTAATTAATCTTACTGCAACAAGTTCAGCAGTTAATGAATTTACTATAGCTAATGCAGCAACTGGAGATGGTCCAATTTTATCATCAACAGGTGAAACAAATGTTGATATAAATATTAATCCAAAAGGTTCTGGTGTTTTAAAATCAGGATCAGCTGCTGTTAAAATTGCAGGTAAAGAATCTATATGGGTTCCTGCACTTGCTATGTACCCTAATTCAACAAGTGGTTGTGCAGATTTAGCACAAACAGAATTATCAAATGGACCTGAAATTAAAACATTAGATTTTGACAAAGACTCAGATGAGTTTGCACAATTCGCTGTTGCATTTCCTAAATCATGGAATGAAGGCACAGTAACTTTTCAAGCATTTTTTACAGCTGACACAACAAACACAGGAACAACAGCCTGGGGGTTATCAGGTGTAGCAATTGCAGATGACGATTCAATAAACACAGCTTTTGGAACACAAGTTGTTGCAACAGCAAAAGCCATGAGTGGTACAGCAAACGATTTAGCAGTAGCAAATGAAAGTGGAGCAGTAACAATTGCAGGTTCACCGAGCACTGACGAACAAGTGTTCTTTCAAATCTCAAGAGATGTATCAGCAGACTCTTTGACAGCTGATGCAAAATTATTAGGAATTAAATTATTCTTCACTACTGACGCTGCTAACGACGCATAATAGGAGGAATATATGAGTTCATTCGGATACACGATCTTAGGTTTCGGAGGCGGATCTGTCGCAAAAAAATTAGAGTTTGATTATTTAATTGTTGCTGGCGGAGGCGGCGGCGGTTTTGACGACGGAGGCGGCGGAGGAGCTGGCGGTTTAAGAAATTCTTTTCCTGGAGGAACTAAATTAGAAGTATCTGCAGGATCAACAATTACAATTGGCGGAGGCGGAGGCCCTCAAGTAAACGCTTCACCAGGAGCAGATGTAAGAGATGGAGCTAAAGGTGGTGGTTCAAGTATTGGTGGAACTTTTAATTCAACTGGTGGCGGAGGCGGAGGCCCCCCTAACGTACAAGGAGCAGCCGGAGGATCTGGTGGCGGTGGAGCTTTAAACGCAAACGGCGGAGCTGGAAACGAAGGTTCTTTTAATCCATCTGAAGGAAATCCTGGCGGTAACGGCGGAGGAAATAACTCTGGCGGTGGCGGCGGAGGAGCTGGTCAAGCTGGAATTAATGGAAATAGTGATCAATATGGAGGACCTGGTGGTAATGGAGTAACAAACAATATTAGTGGAAGTTCTGTAGTCTACGCTGGAGGCGCAGGCGGAGGAGCTAACAATCCAGGTAGTGGACCAAACGTTTCTGGTGGAAACGGTGGTGGTGGAAACGGCGGTTTTGGACCGAACACTCCTAATGCTGGAACCAATGGACGAGGCGGCGGAGGCGGCGGAGGCCCTGGCGGAGGAGCTAACAGAAACGGTGCAGTTGGAGGAAACGGTGTAGTTATTTTAAAATCACCTACTTCAGGCGGTACAATTAATGTTAATGGATCTGGAAACCAAGCACAAGCACAACCTGATGGTTCAACTATTTGTACATTTAACGTAACAGGAACAGTGGTATTCTAACATGTCTCAACGTGCAGGTAAATTATTACCAAAACAACATCCTTTTGAAGTAGGACAAGAAGTTCAATCAGTAGAAGTTATTATAGCTGTGGGTGATGATGTTACAAACGAAAACATTCAAGAAAAAGTTGCATCTGTAACAGATGGAAATTGGAAAATATTAACAAACGATGTTTGTTTTGGTTTTTGGTGGGATGGTTCAAAATTTACACCACCTCAACCTCATGCTTCATGGTCTTTAAATTCAGAAGGAACTCAATGGGAAGCGCCAGTTGCTAAACCTGCAAATCCTACTTTTACAGTCCAACATACAGATGAAAACGGTGAGTCATACGACACAACTGTGGATACTTATTTTATGACTTGGAATGAAACTGATCAAAGATGGGAAGGTTATAACCGACAAGATAATAAAAACTATTACTGGGACACAGCTAATTCTAGCTGGACTTTAATATCTTAATAAGCTATATTTTATTCTATAAAGGATAAAAATGTTGCATTTTGAAAATCTATATTGGTTTTTTCCATCAGCTATATGCACTGATGATATAAAAAGAATTATTAAACTTGGTAAAAAACAAAATAAAAGAATTGGTCGAATAGGAACTTTTCCTGCAAATAAATTTAAACGATTAAACAAAAAACAAAATAAAATTCTTAAAGAAACAAGAGATTCTCACGTTTCATTTATAGATGAAAGATGGCTATATGATTTAATACAACCTTATTTTTTATCAGCTAATAAATCTGCTGGTTGGAATTTTGATATTAATTGGGTTGAACAAGTGCAATTCGCTCAATACACAAAAGACCAACACTATGATTGGCATTGTGATTCTGGTGTTGAATTGAATGATGATGTTGCTTCACAAGGTCATGGAAAAATAAGAAAACTATCTATTGTAATATCTTTAAGTGATCCTAAAGACTATGAAGGAGGTGATTTTGAATTTCAATTTAGATCTTTAAAAGATCCTACTATAACTAAAATTGCTTCAGAACTAAAACCTATGGGAAGTGTGCTTGTATTTCCCTCATACATTTGGCATAGAGTAAAACCAATTACAAAAGGATTACGATATTCTTTAGTAACTTGGGTGAGAGGTCACCCTTTTAGATAAATGTATAATAATTGGAATCACAACAAATACCTTTATATAAAAAATTTTATATCGAAAGAAGATTTAAATGTTATTTTAAAAGACATAGAATATTATTTTACAAGTAATTTACATAAAGAAGAAAAAGGAAGTGTTATAAAATCTGGTCAACAAACAAAACCAAACTTACATATTATAGGTAAAAGTAAACCTTGGAAAAATTACTATAAAAAATTAAGTGAACTTGCAAGCGCTTTAGGAAAAGAAAATTTAAGAAAAAGTTGGGCTCTTAGAATAAAAGAAAAAGCACCGGGTGTGCCTCATCAACACAAAGACAATAGTATAACTTGTGTTTTTTATGTTCAAAATCCTGATATTTCATTAGGCACACATTTACAAGAAAATAATACTGACATCATTATACCAGGACACGAAAATTCTTTACTTATATTTGATGGCACAATTGTTCATGATGCAATTTTTCCTACACACAAATTAAAAAAACCTAGGTATAGTTTAATTACTGATTATGAATAACTTTAAAAAAAATAAATACGTAATTTTAAAAGAAGTAGTTGACTTAAAGATTGCAAATTTTTTAACTGAATATTTGTTATTAAAAAAAGAAGTTGCTAATACTTTAACTAAATTAAATTACATACCTGAATATCTTAAAGATATGGTTGGTGTTTTTAACGATCCACAAGTTCCTAATGCGTATTCTATATACAGTGATATTGCAAATGAGATTTTATTAAAAAAAATAAAACCTGTTATGGAAAAAAACACTGGTTTAAAACTTGTTGAAACTTATTCTTATGCAAGAATTTATAAAAAAGGAAACATACTTCATAGACATAAAGACAGGCCTTCTTGTGAAATATCGACAACAATAAATCTTGGTGGTGATCCTTGGCCAATATATCTAGAACCAGATCCTAAAAAAGGTAGACTTGTTGGAAATAAATATATATCAGATAATACTAAAGGTATTAAAGTAGATTTAAAACAAGGAGATATGTTAGTTTACAAAGGTTGTGAATTAGAACATTGGAGAGAACCTTTTACAAAAAACTACTGCGTTCAAGTTTTTTTACATTACAATCGTGCAACTAAAAAAGCTATAAAATTTGATGGTAGACCACACCTAGGTTTACCTTGTGATATTAAAAATGAAACCATTTAAACATAATAATAAAAATAATTTTTTAGCAGGATGGTACATTGACAAAAAAATTTGTGCCGACATGATTAAATATTTTAATAATAACAACGAAACTAATGCTGGAATAAAACACCAAGGAAGTGTTGGTGGACCAGATGGAGGATTTACAGTAGACAAAACAGTAAAAAATTCTACCGATCTTCCTATTAATAATTTAACTCAGGATAAAGTGCCCATAAGATATCTAAGTGAATTAACCAAAGTTGTTGAAAAATATAAAAAAAAATATCCTTGGTCTGATGAAAACCATGCTCGTTGGGGAATGAGAGAAAGTTTTAATATTCAAAGATATCCAAAAAACGGTGGTTTTTTTAAACCTCACTTTGAAAGAACAGGGAGTATTCATTTTGAACACAGGCATTTAGTTTTTATGACCTATCTTAATACAATTAAAACAGGTGGCCAGACAGAATTTATACATCAAAAACTTAAAATTAAACCTGAGGTAGGTCTGACTGTAATATGGCCTGCTGATTGGACATTTGCTCATAGAGGTATACGAGCACCAAAAGAAATTAAATACATCGCTACAGGATGGTATGGATATTTACATGACATCAAATAAAGATTTTATATTGGAAAAAAATAATTTTATTACAAAACAAGAATGCAATATATTAATTAAAGATTTAAAAGATAAGACAAGTAAAGCTGAAAAAAAAGAATATGGTTATGAGTGTTTTGATTTAGAAGGCACAGTTATTTTTAGTCAAGTGCAGCAAAAAGTTTTTCCTTTGTGGAATGAATACATAAAAAAATTTCCTGAAATTAATTTGACTACAAACAAATGGTCGTTAACAAATTTAAGATTTAAAAAATTTAAACCAGGCAAGTATTTTGAAAAATGGCATTCAGAACATAGTTATAACCATGCAACTAGAATTTTAAATATACAAATATATCTAACCTCACACGACTGTGGAACTGAATTTTATAATGGAAAGGTTATTAAATCAGAACAAGGAAAGGTTGTCATATTTCCGTCTTATTTTACTCATACACACAAAGGACAAAAATGTCCTAATAAAAAAACAAGATACTTAATTACAGGATATGTTAATTTTTTAGATTTATGAAAGTAGAAAAACTAATTAAAGCAAATATGCTTCGAGAATATTATTTTATCAAAGGCAATTTGTCTATTGATACAAAATATTTTATAAAAAAAATTGAAGAAGGTATTAATTTAAATACAAACAAAAATTATACAACTAATATTGTAGGAAATATGACAGCTTTTAAATTTTTTCTTAATGATAAAAAATTTATTAAAATGATGATGCCTATTTTTGATCTTATAGATAGTAATCCTTCTGAAGAAGTTAACTCTTGGACGTTATCTGAAGCATGGGGTTTTAAAGAAAAATTTTCAGATTATACTAGACAACATGCTCACTTACCTTGTTTTCTTTCAGGTGCAATTCAATTATCTAATCATAGTCAAATATTAGAATTTCCGCAAATAAAAGAAACTTTAGAATGTAAGCCTGGAAACTTCGCTGTGTTTTCAAGTTTTTTAAAACATAAAAATAAAAGAAACACTACCGATAAAGAACGATACGGTCTTAGTTTTAATATAATAAATAGTGCAACTTATGGTTAAGAAAAAAAGATACGAAGAATTGTTTAATGGTTCTATTCACATAGAACGAAATTTTCTTTCTAAAAATGTTTATGAACAAATGTTTGAAGACATACAAAAATTAAAGTATGACGCCTGTCACCAACCATATAGTCAATACTTTGGTAATCGTTTTCAAGGTTATCCTGTCTACGAAGCTATATTTAATAAATATGATTCTATTATATTTAAGGAAATAGAAAAACTTATTGAATGTAAAATAACAGATGCACACAGTAAAGTTAGAAAAGTTATTGCTTCAGAAGTATCTAAATCTAAATATAATGTACCCCATGGACCAGTGCATATAGATAGTCAAACTAATTTAGCAGCCATACTTCCTTTTTATCATAGTGTTTCTGGCGGAACTGCTTTTTTTGAATATCAATCTGATAAATATCCAGACATATCAATAGGTGCTTATCCCAATAGAATAATAATTTTTAACGCTAAAAGATATCATGCTCCTTGCACTGATTTAACTTATGAAGTATCATATAAATATAATATGTTTTTTAATATAAAGTAATGGACAGAAATTTTATAGCTATAAAGAAAGAGTTTACTACAAAAGCTAAATGTAAATCTTTAATTAAAACTTTAGATAAAAATTTAGAAATTGATAAATCTAATCCAGATTTAAATTATAGTTACAAAGATATAAAAATTAAAAGTGTTCAAAAATTTATTGTAGATAAAGCAGTTAGTTTTGTTAAATTATATACCAGTGTTTATCCAGAATTAAACATGACTAGTGACAGATGGGCTATGACTGAATTAAGATTTAAAAAATTTAAACCGGGTAAATCTTTCAACAAATGGCATTCTGAACATTGTAATAAATATCCAAGCAGAGTGCTTGCTTTTCAATTATATTTAAGTGACCATAACTGTGGCACTCAATTTATGAATGGAGAATATGTAGAGTCTGACATTGGAAAAGCTATTTTATTTCCAGCTTATTTTACCCACACCCATAGAGGCCAAGCTTGTCCTCAAAAGAAAACTAGATATTTAATTACTGGATATTTTAATTTTATTTAGTTAACTTAGCTATTATATCTTTCAGCTCTGTAATTTTGTTTACAAACTCGTTGTTTAGTTTTCCTAAAGCTATTATTCTAGTTTCTAAATTAATTATATGTTTTTTGTAATCAGCATTAAGGTCAACTTCTGACATTTTAACTGATCTTTCCATCTCCAATTTTTCTTCTAAATCTTTAATTATCTCGTCTTTTACGTCTTTCATATCTAATGATTATATATTGATAAACGTCTAAAAGTCAAGTAAACTGCCCTCTACTCAAACTACAAAAAATATGTTAAGGGGCTATTACATATGTTACAAAAATTAGGATTTCAACCAGGATTTAACAAACAAGTCACAGAAACCGGTGCGGAAGGACAATGGTTTGATGGTGATAATGTTCGTTTTAGATATGGTACACCTGAAAAAATAGGGGGTTGGACCCAATTAGGTCAAGATAAATTGACAGGTGCTGCAAGAGCAATTCATCATTGGGACGATAATGCTGGTATTAAATATGCAGCAATAGGAACAAATAGAATTTTATATGTATACTCTGGAGGAATTTATTACGACATCCATCCTATCAGAGCCACTTTAACAGGAGCTAATTTTACTAGTACAGCTTCTTCTAAAACTGTTACAGTCACATGCACCGGGACACATGGATTAAACGAAGATGACATTGTTATGTTTGATTCTGTTAGTGGTGTTACTGCAGTGGGATCAACTTACACTGATGCTACTTTTGAAGATCAAAAGTTTATGGTAACTTCGGTTCCTACAACATCTACTTTTACTATTACAATGGATGCTCAAGAATCAGGAACTCCTTTGTCAACTAGTGGGTCTGCTTCAATTCTTTGTTATTACACTGTCGGTCCGGCACAACAACTTGGAGGTTTTGGTTGGGGTACAGGTCTTTGGGCTGGTACAGCAATTGGTCCAGCAACTACGACACTAGCTTCTACTATTAATGATACAGTAACCGATATTCCTTTAACCAGCTCCGCAGCTTTTCCATCTACTGGAGAAATTAGAATTGGATCAGAAGACATAAGTTTTACAGCTAACAACACAACAACAAATATATTAAGCGGAGGTGCAAGAGAAATTAATGGCACAACCAAAGCAGGACATAGCGCCGGTGCAACTGTTACAAACATATCTGATTATGTTGCATGGGGTGAAGCGTCGTCTTCTGACTTTACTATTGATCCAGGAATGTGGGTATTAGATAACTATGGAACAAAATTAATTGCACTTATATATAATGGTCAATGTTTTGAGTGGGATGCGGCAGGAGCCGGAGCAACATCTACAAGAGCAACTTTATTAGCTAACGCTCCAACAGCATCACGTCATGTATTAGTATCTACACCAGATCGTCACTTAGTATTTTTTGGAACCGAAACAACAGTAGGCAGCACCAGTACTCAAGACGATATGTTTATACGATTCTCTTCTCAAGAAAGCATTGATCAAACAGATTCTTATACTGTTAAAGCAAACAACACAGCAGGCACACAAAGACTAGCAGATGGATCTAAAATTATGGGAGCTATCAAAGGTAGAGATGCTATCTATGTATGGACTGACACTGCATTGTTTTTAATGAAATTTGTAGGACTACCATTTACCTTTTCTTTTGAACAAGTGGGAACTAACTGCGGATTATTAGGGAAAAATGCATGCATTGAAGTAGATGGTAAGGCGTATTGGATGTCAGAAAACGGATTTTTTACTTACGATGGTCAATTAAAATCTATGCCCTGTCTTGTTGAAGATTTTGTTTATGACGATATAAACGTTGTATCTAGAGACTTAATTAATGCAGGATTAAATAATCTTTTTGGAGAAATAAGTTGGTATTACGGTACAGTTAATTCTAATCAAATAAACAGAAATGTAACTTATAATTATTTAGACTCATCACCTAAACGTCCTATATGGACAACAGGAACTTTACCTCGAACAGCTTGGCAGGATTCTGCAGTATTTGAAAAACCTCATGCTACATTTTATGATCCATCAGATAACGCGTCGACAGATTGCACTGGAAACACAGATGGTAGTACTATATACTATCAACAGGAAACAGGGACCGATCAAATTAATGCCGGCGGTGTAACGACTGCTGTTATTGGTTCTATTACATCTGGAGATTTTGATATTACACAAAGAAGAAGTAATACAGGACAGACTGTAGGAATGCCTGACTTAAGAGGGGATGGAGAATTTATAATGAGAATAAGCAGATTTATACCAGACTTTATTTCACAAACAGGAAATACACAAGTTAGTTTTGTAACAAGAACCTATCCAAATAGTTCAGCTACAACTACAAATTTTACAATAGATTCTAATACAACAAAAAAAGATACGAGATTAAGGGCTAGATCAATTGCATTAAAAGTTGCCAATACAACAACAAGTGAAGACTGGAAACTTGGAACTTTTAGATTAGACATACATCCAGGAGGTAGAAGATAATGGTAGCATTTTATAATCCTGCTGATCAAGAGCTTTACAAAACATATCAATATCTTCCTCAGGAACAATATAGACTAGGTCTTAATTTACCAAAGGCAGAACAAGACGTAAGCGCTATTAATACTAACGTTGGAATACCTGCAACTAATGCTTTTATTAATAGTGGTGGTGGTAGTTCTTATCCCGGTTCTCCTGATAATTTAATACAAGATTATAATCTAGCCACACGAAATTATTATTTTGATCGTCAACCAACACCACTTGTAGATGATTTATATCAAAGTAAACTTGATAAAACTTTTATGGGTTTTCCAAGTTACAGACAACAAGACCTAACCGGTGCAGATTTAGGTGAGTATATTGGAACAGACACAGACGTACCTTTAGAATTAACCAGAGCTGGCAAAATACAACAAAACATTGGTAATGTTAAAAGTGGTATAGGAACTATGGTAGATAAAATAGGTGGGCTTGGTCCTGTAAGTTTCGTGTTAAATAAAATGGATAGATTTAGTTCATTACCCACAGCAGATCAAAAATTTATACAGATGAACATGGGTTACACAGGTCCAACTGTATTTGGTGAAAATACATCAGATTTAAATAAAGATCCATATGGAATAAATACAAGATCTATGTTTGGAAATTATGCAGAGTATGTAGATGAGGCAGCTAGGTCAGATTTAACTGACGACGAGTATAACGAATTAACAGATTATCAAAAAACAAAAGTAGATTTTTATAGAAGACAAAAAAAAGAAAGAGAACGAATAGAAAAAGAAACTTTCGAACAACAAATGGCAGATGATAAATTTTATGGTGGTCAAGGTAAATCAGATCCGGGAGATAGATCAAGAAAGGGCGCGACTGGAAGAAGACCTGGATCAGGAGGGACTGTAGATAGGGTAGAGTCTGGGCCAGGTAGAAATGTAGATGACACTGGTCAAGCCTACGATTCTGGTGGTCGAGAAGGATTTGGATATGGTTTAAAATATGGAGGACTAGCAAGTATTTTATAATGGCAAAGATAGTAGAATCATTAACTAGAGCAGAACCGGAATACAATCAATCTAACTTACAATCGTTAATTAGAGATTTAGACTCTGTAATTACAAAATTAAACACTTCATTTCAAGATGAAGTTAAACAGGAGATAGAAGCTAAAAGTTTCTTTTTGGAATAATGGCAGTAGTAAACCAATATTTATTTGCAGGCATAGATAATAATACAACAGGCGGAGCTTTAACTCCATTAGGAGCTAGTAGTCCTGCCGTTAATGAAACTTATATTGTTAAATCTATTTTAGTTACATCTGCTGGTACGCCAGTTGTAACTGTCACTAATAATAGTATTACTGCAATTAAATCAGCAGCACTTACAGCTAATGAAACAAAAGAGTTGTTAACCCAACCATTAATAATAGTGGGCGGAACAGCGTTTACAGTGCAATCAAGCACTACAGATTCGTTTGATGTAGCTGTTAGTTATCTAAACATTAAAAAGGAAAAGGTAGATTAATGGAAATAAAACAAGCAAAAGTAGAGGAAACCTACAGACACAAGAAAACTGGTGAGGTTTTTAAGGAAAGAAAAGACTGGGAAGCTAAAGGTTACAAGAACGAGGACATGGCACAAGACGTAAAAGTTATCATGCCACCTCTTGATTTACTAAGTAAAACAAAGTAAAACGTAGGATTAAGGTAAAATTATGGCAATATCTAGAATGCAAGAACCCAGACAATTATATGGATTAGGAAGTATCGTTAAGAAAGCGGTGCGAGGCGTTAAGAAAATCGTTAAAAGTCCACTAGGTAAAGCAGCTATTGGTGGTGCTTTAATGTTTGGTATACCTGGAACAGGTATAGGTGGTCTATTTGGTAGAGCTGGTTTTGGTGGAGCAGCAACAGGTTTATTTGGACAACAAGGAATAGCTGCTAGTTTGGGTGCAGGTAGAGCAGCACTAGCAAATAGATTTGCACCTAAAGCTTTAGGTGTAGATAAGTTTGGTCAAACTATATTTCAAAGAAAAGCTCCAAGTTTTTTGTCAAAGTTAAATCCTTTTGGTGCAAACTTTGATGCGAAAACAGCTTTTCTTACAGGAGGAGCAGGTTTAATTGCAGCACCTTTTATAGCAGATGCTATGGCTCCTGAAGAAGTAGAAGAAGAAGTTGATGTAATGGATGTTGGAGGCATTAGACAAAGTGCAAAAGATTATTACATGGGTCTAGGCGGAAAAAATTTAGCGTTCATGCCACAAAAAAAATATGTAATGGAAAATTTTTATCAACCTAATGCTGATGGCGGTAGAGTCGGATATGCTAATGGAATGATGGTTGAAGACGAAGAAGAAGAATTTATTAGATCAGGTGCAGGTCAAAGATTTAGACAACCTAAAGCATTTTTAAATATGGGTGGTAATGCAGGTCAAGCTCAAGCAGAACAAATGTTGATGGCAGAGTATGTTAAATACAAAAACAAAGGTGGCACATTATCTTTTGAACAATTTGTAAAAGCAGTGATGCAACAACAAGCACCAGAAGGTGCAGGTATGGAACAACCAGTAGCTATGGCAGCTGAAGGTGGATTAATGACTCAAGTGCCAGGTTATACAACCCCAGAAGGTTACAACAAATTTGATTACCCTAGTGGTGGAAAAGAAGTTAGAGTTGGTAAACAAGAAGGCGGCATCATGGAAACAGAAGAAGCATCTGAAATGATTGACATGGGCGGCATGGAAAAAGATTATAGAAATACAGGTGGTTTTGTAGAGATGGGCGGTAAAGAAAGAGCTGACGATGTGCCTGCTAGACTATCTAAAAATGAGTTTGTATTTACAGCAGATGCTGTTAGAAATGCAGGAGGTGGCGATATAGATAAAGGCGCTGAAGTTATGGAAAATTTAATGAATAACTTAGAACAAGGCGGTGAAGTTTCTGAAGAGTCACAAGGATTAGAGGGTGCGCAAGCAATGTATGACCAACAACAAATGTTACAATCAAGGATGATATAATGGCAATAGCAGATTTTATAGAACCGGCGATAAAAGATTACGCAACACAGGCAACGGCCACTTACTCGGCACCTATTGATACAAGTAAATTTACTGGTAGACAATTTGTTGCTGGCGAAGATCCGTTACAAACACAAGCAATTAATATTGCACAACAAGGTGTAGGTTCTTATCAACCATTTTTAACAGCGGCACAAGCAGCACAACAACAAGCAGCAGGAACTGTAGGTGGACTTGGTGCATTAACAGGACCACAAGCTTATCAACCTTTTATGTCTCCATACCAACAACAAGTTATTGATACAACTCTTGCAGAGTATGACAAACAAGGTGCAGCAGGTGAACAAAGAATTAGAGATGCAGCTGTTGCTGCTGGAGGTTTTGGTGGTGGTAGAGAAGGTGCAATGTTAGGTCAATATCAATCAGATAGATTAGCAGACAGAGCAGCACTTCAAGCACAGTTATTAGCATCAGGTTTTGGTCAAGCACAACAAGCAGCTAACACAGCCTTTACACAAGGTGGTCAATTAGCAGGATTACAATCTGGTTTAGGAACACAACAGTTTGGTTTATCTAATTTCCAAAGACAAAATATGGGTCAAGACGTTTCTGCTCTAGGATCTCTTGGTGCATTAAGACAAGGTCAAGAACAAGCTATGCTAGGAGCTGATCAACAAGCAGCACAAACTGCAGCTTACGAACCTTATGGAAGACTTTCACAATATGGCAATACATTAACTGGTTTAGCAGGTGGTGTAGCAGGACAACAGTATGCGCAACCCGCAGCACCAAGTCCTTTCTCAACTGCATTAAGCACAGCGTTAGGTGTTGGTGGATTGTACGGAAAAATATTTAAGTAGGTAATTATGGCTGATAAAAAAAAATCAGGTTACAAATTTAAAGCTTCTAATTTTATTAATCCTTTAAAATTAGAAAGTTTAGCAACAACAGGTGGATTAAATGAATTAGTTCAATTATTTGGTTACTCTGGATTATTTAAAGATGGTGGTAGAGTTAGAGGTTGTGGAAAAGCTAGACGTGGATTTGGTAAAGTAATGAAGAGGAAGAAATGAAACCATTAAATAGACCTATGTTTAGATATGGTGGCCCTATAAAAGAAGGGATTATGTCTGGTATTAAAGAACCAAGACAAGGTTATAATGTGGCTGGACGTGTTTTAGGAAGTGTTAAAAATTTTTTTAAACCTAAAGCTCCAGTAACAGGGGGTATTACAGCGACTAACAAAGGTGGTTTCTTTCCAGCAATGGGTAGTAAAATTAAACAATTATTTACTGGTCAAAAAACTACAACAGGACCAGGGACAGTTACCATACCAGCTCAACCGGGTAAGACAATATACCAAGGTGGATATTCTATGAGGGTGCCACCATCAGCTGCAAGAACTGTAGAAAAAATGGGTCCTCCTCAAGTAACAACACAGCTTGCTCCTTTTGGAACAGGCGGACCAACTAACCAAAATATTTATGCTGCATTACAAAGAGGTATTGTTCCTACTGTGGGTGCAACTGGTAAAGTATTATCAGCAGCTAAACCATATACAGGATCAATTGTAATTGCAGGAACTATGTATTCAGTTTTAAAACCAGACGGCACTCCTAAATCAGTTGAAGAATTAAGTGCAGAATCAGGAGCAGATGGCAATACAATTGTAGAAAAAGTTAAAGAAAAAATTACTACAGGTGGTGGAACTTCAAAAACTTCAGAAGAATTAAGAGCTGAAAAAATTCAAAAATACAGAGACATCATGGATATTAAAGGTATGAATAAGCAAGCTGCGTATGATTCTTTAATTGCAGCTAGTCAAGCTGTTAACCAAGCAGGTGGAGATTTAACAGGAGCTATAAAAGATGGTAGTTTAATTAATCAAATTATACAATCAACTAGTAAAGCATTTGATAAACCTAAGAAAACTAAAGATGCTATCGATACACTTATACTTAAAGGTGAGATTGAAAAAGATATTAAAGCATCAGATCCAACAAATAAACTTTTAAATGAATACAGATTAAAACAAATGGAAAAAATAGACAAAGATTTAAATACTGGTTTTGCAGAAGCTAAAATCGCAGCATCTAAAAATTTATCTGGACAAGCAGCAATTGACGCTGCAGCCTCTGTTGCATCAGAAAACTTTAAAGGAAATTTACTTACAAAAACACAACTAACAGACGTAATGGAAAAAGCTAAAGGTTCTGGAGAAATATCAGAACAAGATATAATTATAGCTGCAACCCAAGAAGTTATTAAAGGTAAAGATTTACCAGATGGTGATTATACTGTAGGTGATGTTTTAGTTACTATTACAAAAGGTCAAGTAACAAATATTAAGAGGTAACACATGGCCTCAAACTTTGATTATTCAGCTTATTTCGATACAGCAAACAGAGCTAGTAAAGTAGGTACAATAGAATCTATGTTATCGGGTGTAGCATCAGGTTTAATTGCTATACCAAAAGGTTTCTTTTCTTTAGGTGCAAGTCTTATGGACCTTGGTGTTAACAGTGGTAAAGCTGCTGCAGTCGAACAATGGTTCGATGATCTTACAGAATTTGACGAAAAAGCAGAGGCAACAGCTGCTGGTAAAATTACAGAAGCATTAGTAAACATTGGTGTACCTGGTGGTATTGCATTTAAATCTGCTAGCGGTATGGCAAAGACTGCAATGCTTGCAGGTAAGAATAATAAGTATGTAAGACTATCAAATAAAAAATTAGTTGATGCAGCTGACGAAGCATTAGAATTAACTGCTAGAGGTAAAGGTCGACAATTTGTTGCCGGTGCAATTGGTGGTGGTATAGCAGAAGGTGTTTTTGTTGGTGATGCAGAAGCTATTGGTACGTTTGGAGATCTCATTGGTGGTCCAACTAAAATAGATAGAAGCGACACTGATCCGGATGCAACAAGAGAAATCTTAAATAGAATTAAATTTGGTACAGAAGGTGCATTATTTACAGGTATCTTAAGTGGTACAGGAAGAGTTATTAAAAAAATAACAGACAGAAACAAAGGATTAGACACAGCTAATTCAAAATTAGATAGATGGATTGATACTGTTGCATCTAAATTTAGAGCTCGTAGTGGTAAGACTCAAGAATTTTTTGATATAGAGAGACAATCTATTGGTGCTCAAGCAGCTGATGCAAACGTTGCAAGAAATTTATCAAGAGAGCTAGATGTAGATGTGGATAAATTGTTTCCACCAATGCGTACTGTATTTAACAAGCAGTCTGCAAAAGAAAGAACAAAATTTTTAGGCGATGTAAATGATGCATTGTTATCTGGTGAAGCAAGACTAGGCGATGATGGTGTTGCAACTTTTGGAGAAATAGATGCAGCAGCTAAACAAAAAGTTATTGATGGTATAAGAAAATATGCACCAACTAAAGAAGCAGCAGAGGAATTAGAAAAATCTATTCTTGGTGGCTTATCGATAATGAGAAGTAAATGGTCTGAATTATTTTCTAAATTAGGTGGATCACTGGATGCACAAGACATTCAAGCATTTAAATCATTGTTTGGTAATAAGTTTAAAAACTATCTTGGTTCTACTTACGATATTTTTCAAGACAGAAGTATCTTACCATGGATGCGATACAAACCTTCTGCCGAAGCAATTGAAAATGCTAAAACTTTATTTAAAGATAGTGCAAGACAGGCTGGTAAAGATATTACAGATTTAGAAGCAGAGCAAATAGTAAACAACGTATTAAAAACTTCTGGTCTACCTAAAGGTATAAGAATGGACAAACCTTCTGATGCATTATTTAACATACCAGATTTTTTTGTAAACAGAACTGCGTTAGATGATGCGGTTAAACGTGGTGGTATTGCTAGAATATCTATTAGAGATTTAGAGTCAGCAGCCGATAGAAAAGTATTTGATGATTTGTTTGGTAAACAAAAAAATCCTATGCAAACAATGATCGGTGGTATGGCTAAATTATCTTTGATAACAAGACGTAATTTGTTTTATGATGATCTTATAAAAAAGAATGATGAAGTTGTTGCTAATTGGACAGCAGCTGCTGACAAACAAGCAGTGCCACAACCAATGTTTGCTAGATCAGAACAAGAAGCCAGAGCTTTTTTTGGTGACGACTTTACTAGAATAGAAGTTATTGATCCTGCACAAACTTTAAACGTAAACATTGCATCAGGTGCAAGTAATCCTTTTGGTGATATTGCAAAACCTTTCTTTGCAAGACCAGGTGTCGCTGAAGCCATGAAAGCTACGTCTTTAAATACACAAAGCTCAGGCATATTAGGCAGACTGTATGAAAGTTTAGTACTATATCCTAAAGCTACATCACAAATTGCTAAAACAATTTTATCACCGGTGACACACTTACGTAACTTTGTAAGTGCTGGAGCTTTTGCTGCAGCTAATGGTATTATACCAGCAGCAGATGTAGGAGCAATCAAACAAGCTTACCAAGCTCTACAGACACCACTTAAAGGTACAAGACAACAGAATGATTTATACCAAGAATTACTAGAGCTAGGTGTTGTAAACTCAAACGTAAGACTTGGAGATCTATCTAGACTATTAAAAGATGTAAACTTTGGTGAAACCATGACATCAGATAAAGGTATGAGATTATTATTAAAACCATTATCAAAATTAAAACAAGTGTCACAAGATTTATACACAGCAGAAGATGACTTTTGGAAAATATATTCTTGGGCTGTAGAAAAATCTAGACTAGAAAAAGCTTACGAAAAAATCGGTGTAACAAGAGGACAATTTTTTAAACGTAATGGTGTTGATGTTAGATTAGATGAAAATTTTTTAAAACAAGAAGCAGCTGACATTGTAAGAAACAACATACCTAACTATGATTATGTGTCTGACTTTGTAAAAGGTTTAAGAAAACTACCAATTGGTAACTTCGTATCTTTTCCAGCAGAGATAGCTAGAACAGGTACAAATATTGTAAGACGAGCATTGAGAGAGATAAATGAGACTATAACTTTACCTGATGGCACAGTGGTTAAACCCATGGAAGGTATTGGATATACTAGATTATTAGGTTTTACGACTACAGTTGCAGCTATACCAGTAGCTACAACAGCAGCATTTCAGGCCCTATACGACGTCACAGACGAGGAAAGAGAGGCTATCCGTAGGTTTGCAGCTCAATGGTCAAAAAACTCTACATTGCTACCTATTAAACAAAAGGATGGTAGTTTTAAATACATAGATTTTAGTCACGCTAATGCATACGACACATTAATTAGACCATTACAATCAATAGTTAACGCCGTTCAAGATGGTAGAACAGATCAAGATGGTATGATGGATGACTTTGCAAAAGGTTTGTTTACAGCCATGTCAGAATTTGGTCAGCCATTTATATCAGAATCTATTTGGACAGAAGCTGCATTAGATATTATAGCCAGAGGCGGTAGAACAAGAGAAGGTTTTCAAGTCTATAGTCCAGAAGATACAGCAGGAGATCGTAACAGTAAAATATTTGCACACTTAGTTAAAGCACAAATGCCTTTTTCTTTTGATCAATTAAAAAGATTAGACAGATCTATAGAGTCTGTTAATGTAATTACTAAAGGTAAGTATGATGAGTATGGTCAAGAGTTTGAATTTGGTGATGAGTTTCAAGGACTGTTTGGTTTTAGAGCAGTAAAAGTAAATCCTGATCGAGCAATGAATTTTAAAGTTGCTGACTATCAAAAAGGTGTAAGGGATTCTAGATCATTGTTTACTAGAGTTGCATTAAAAGGTGGACCCATTGAGCCAAGAGAAATTGTGGACGCATATATAAATGCTAATCGTGCATTGTTTGATGTAAAGAAAACTTTAAAAGGTGACATGGAAGCTGCAAGATTATTAAATATATCTGATGATGGTTTTTACGGTGCATTAGATAGAATTTCTAATCAAGAAATAAATGCAATTGAACAAAATGTTTTCAGACCTTACAGAGTATCTAAAGAAGTTAGAGATGCGTTTGAACAAAACGCTGCAAAAATAGGTATTGCTAATCCTTATGATGCAGCTGCGGATGTAATTTCAGAATTGGAAGGAAGGTTTGCAGATGTAAGTTTAAATCTTGCTGAGTTCCCCGTCTTTGCAAATCCACTAGAAGTTATTATGCAAAACACACCACTCGGTCCAACAACACTTAATCTACCTAACATTGATGTTAATGCTGTGTCGGCTCAAGTGCAAGGTAGTAATTTTAATAACTTGACAACAGAACAAAAATTATCAATACTATTTCCACAAGGATAACATGGCTAAAAACGCACTACAAAAAATAGAAGACCACGAGAAACTGTGTCGAATCATGCAAAAGCAGACGCATGACAAGATACATAAGCTTGAACGTCAAATTAACCGCGTAGAAAGCATCTTATTAGTGTCTACTGGAGCGTTGATCTCGGGTATGGCCTATGTTATATTTGCTTTAATTATACAATAAAAAATCATGCAGCTATCTAAACACTTTAAACTTGAAGAAATGACTAAATCAATGACCGCAACACGTAAAGGCATTGATAACTCACCAGGAGCAGGTGATATTAAAAATTTGGAGAACGTATGTTATGAAATTTTGGAACCGGTTCGTGCGCACTTTGATAAACCCATTACTGTTACCTCTGGTTACAGATCGGAAGCACTTTGCGAAGCTATCGGCTCGAAAAAAACGAGTCAGCATGCTAAGGGCCAAGCGGTCGACTTCGAAATAGCAGGCGTACCTAATATTCAAACAGCATATTGGATACAAAATAATTGTGACTTCGATCAATTGATCCTCGAGTTCTACAAAAAAGACGACCCTGCAGGTGGTTGGGTCCACGTGTCGTACAATGAAAAAGGTGCTAACAGAAAACAAGTTTTGACTTACGATGGGAAGAGCTACGAGAATGGTTTACCGGAAATGAAATGGTCTGGTGGTAAAGTTGTAGGTTAAATCCAATCTTTTAATTCTTCGCCCATAATCTGACTAGCTATATCTACTTTCTTTTTTAAAGCTTTTACAATTCTTTCATCAACAGTATGCTCACACATAATATCTATGTAAGTCATAGGATAGTGTTGTCCAATACGATCTATTCTAGCTTCTGATTGCTGTCGTTTTTCTAAATCATAACCATTAGAATAGTAAATCATATTACTAGCTGCGGTAAGTGTGATACCATAACCACCTGTTTGTGTTGTACCAATAAAGTATTTGACAGGTGAGTTTGGATCCTGAAATTTCTCTATGTTTTTTTGACGTTCTGACATCGGCGTTAAACCATAGTAATCTACAAAACTATTTTCGCCAAATTTTTTAGATATCTCCTGGATTATCCTATGTACATCTCGTTGCCAATGAGCCCATATAACAACTTTACCTTCTATCTCTTCCAATACATTCATTAGTTCTGGTAATCTATTAGAGTCTACTTCTTTCATAGTACCATCATCAGCAGTAAAGTGACCACAAGTTATTTGTTGTAGTCTCATCAATTGCGTTAGCACGGTAGCGGTAGTCATTATCTTACCATCCATTTGAGCTAGAGCTAATTGTTTCATCTGTAAGTATAGTTTCTTTTGATCTGGTGTTAACTGTACAATACGTTTCATAAATGTTTTCTTTGGTAAATCTAAACAATCGTCTTTTAATACACGATAAGAAAAAGCTTTTAGTTTTTCTGACAATTCTGCAAGATGTTGATAACCAACAACAATCTGTACAGATCTACCACCAAAATTTGCTGTTTTCATTTTAGCATATCTAGTTCTAAACGTGTAATAAGACGTATGTCCTAGTAATTCTTTTTTAAGAAACTCACATTGTTTATATAAATCTAATGGTGACTTTGTTACAGGAGAACCGGTTAATATTCTTTTATAGGGTGCATATTCACCAAGAGAACATATGTGTTTAGTTCTTTTAGCATCTGGATTTTTAATAGTTGTGGACTCATCAATAGCCATCATCGTTCTATGACAACGTAAAAATTTAGCTGCAAACTCTACACCTTTTTTAGTAGAGAAAGCTTCTACATTCATAATTAAAATATGTAAATCTTCTCCAGGTTTAAAAACTTTATCTAATTCTTTTTGTTGTTTTTGATTAATCATTGATTGCCACAAACAATCTTCATATTCTACATGGTCAGGCATGTGTGTAGGTATTTCGCTATCATACCAATTTTTATATACACCTTTTGGTGCCACAATTAGGACACCATTGATTTTGCCAGCGTCATATAACATAGCAATATTATCTATCAGTACTTTTGATTTACCAGTGCCCATTTCCATAAAATAGGCAAAGTACGGCTTATCCCAAGAAAGCTCTAACGCTTTTAATTGATGGGCGTAAGGTTCTGTTTTAAATTTATATTTCATAGTTAAAACCAATTAATGTTTATAAGTCCTCTTAATAAATTATCTGTATGAGTAGAACCTGTGTGTTCTAGATTAGTTGGAAAAGTAACCATTCTATTTGCAACACAGTTTATTTTTTTACCCGTTTTAAAAAAAGTTGGACCATTAGTTGTATGCAAATAAAAAATACTTGTTTTTCCAACCGGTTCGTTTTTTGGTGTATCGATATCTACATGATATGCATACAATCTTTTTTTAGTTGTTTTAAATGTACAATTAGCCTTAACTCTTTGTAAAGCTCTAACATTTAATTTATTTAAAATTGGGTTTAAAACATCAAAAAAATCACTATTTGGTTTGTGGGGTTGATAAAAAAGATGTGTAAGTTGCACCTCATTATCTCCTTTTATTACCTTATGATCTTGCAAATACCACGGAAATACGTTTTTAACATCTGCATCAAAAATAGTGTTTTTGATACTGTTAAAAATATCCTTATGTAAAAAATTGTCTTTAATAATAATTTTATTCATCTTTCTAGTTGACATATATATAGAACATCCTATATTGTTTGTCAATGTCAGAAAGAAAAATAGTTTACGTAATACAAGAATTGCCTGGAACTAAAGCCGGTACTCCTAAAATAAATATTATGAGTGCAAAAGAATATGGTGATTTTGTTTTTTTACTTCCAGAATTTTCGCAAATAATATTTTCTCCTGGACCATTGGTTTTTAAATTAAGAAAACTTTTAAAAGACTATACTCCAAAAGATTATTTATTATTAACTGGCGATCCTGCAATTATTGGTATAGCGTGTTCTATAGTTTCTGAATTAACAAATGGAAAATTTAATTTGTTAAAATGGGATAGACAAGAAAAAATGTATTATCCTTTAAAAATAAACTTACATGAGAAAGGAAAAATAAATGAGTAATATAAACTTTGAAGCAGATCAAAGAGAAGATTTAGATGGTGCAAATAATGCCAATAAATTATCTGATCAAGTAGTTAAACTACAAGAACTAGAAGCAGAACTTTTAGTTAAAGAACAAGAATATAAAGAGATAAAAAGAAAAGTAGAATTAGTATCATCAGAGGTAATACCTACAATGATGCAAGAAATGAACATCTCTACATTAAAATTAGCAGACGGGACTTCAGTAGAAGTTAAACCTGTCTATGGTGCTTCTATACCTGCTGATAAAAAGGAAGAAGCATATAAATGGCTTCGTGAGAACGGACTAGGTGACCTTATTAAAAATGAGGTAACCGTTGCTTTTGGACGTTCCGAAGATAACAAGGCACAGCAATATGCTGTCCTTGCGCAAGGTCAAGGGTATGAACCTATCCAGAAATTAAAGGTTGAACCAATGACACTTAAAGCATTAGTTAGAGAGCGTGTTGAGGCTGGACTTGATATGCCCTCTGACTTATTTAATTTGTTTACAAGCAACAGAACAAAAATAACAAGGAGTAAATAACCATGAACCAAGTAGCAGAGAAAAAGTCTGCAGGACTTCCTTCAAATATTTTTGAAGAAGATGCAGCAAAAGGTTTGGGTAAAATAGGTCAAGAAGATCTAGCCCTTCCTTTTCTTAAAATCCTAGGACAACTTTCACCTGAAGTTAATAAACGTGATGGTAAGTATGTTGAGGGTGCAGAACCAGGAATGATATTCAATTCTGTTTCTGGAGATTTATACGACGGAGTAAAAGGCATAGATGTAATTCCATGTTTTTACAAACTCGAATACATCGAATGGAAAGATAGAGGAGAAGGACCAGGTGCACCTGTTGCAATTTATGATTCTTCATCTGATATCATGTCTAAAACAAAAGCAGATGCAAGTTACAAAGATAGATTACCTAATGGTAATTATATTGAAAAGACTGCATCACATTTTGTAATTATAACTGGAGACAGTCCATCGACTGCGTTGATCTCTATGAAATCTACTCAATTAAAAATTAGTAGAAAATGGAA